CAAAGCCCGTCGAATGGGGATTGCCTTGGCCTTGGGAGCCTCTGACGAAGGCGACATACGGAAGGCGTCCCGGCGAAGTCTACACCCTTGGTGCTGGTACTGGCATCGGCAAGACCGATGTGTTCACGCAAATCATTACGGACACAATCACAACACACAAGCTGCCAGTCGGCCTGTTCTACCTTGAGCAGCCTCCCGTCGAGACGCTTCGCCGTGTCGCGGGGAAATATGCCGGAAAGCGTTTCCACGTACCGGACGCAGGTTGGGAAGCTGACGAACTCAAGAAAGCCGTCGCCGACCTCAAGAAGAGCGGGAAGCTCTACCTCTACAACCACTTCGGCTCCACCGACTGGGAAGTGATCAAGTCACGTATGCGCTACATGGTTGTCGCCCATGACGTGCGGCACGTCTTCCTCGATCACCTTACAGCACTGGCTGCACAAGCTGAGGATGAACGACGTGAGCTTGAAGCTCTCATGGAAGAGATTGCGACTATGGCACAGGAGCTTGGCTTCTGTGTCTACATAATCAGCCACCTTGCCACACCTGACGGCACTCCGCATGAAGAAGGCGGCAGGGTGATGATCCGTCACTTCAAAGGCAGTCGCGCCATCGGCTACTGGTCCCACTTCATGTTCGGCCTCGAACGCAACCAGCAAGCTGAGAGTGAAATCGTCCGCAAGACCACCACGTTCCGCATCCTCAAAGACCGCTACACCGGGCAGGCAACTGGCGAGGTGTTCTATCTGCGTTACGACGAATCGTCAGGGTTGCTCGTCGAAAGCGATCCGCCACTAAGCGACGACTGTCCGTTTGATCCCGACACACAAGAGGGAGGTTCCGATTTCTAAGGAGCCTCCCTCTCTTCTTTTGAAAGAGGAGGTCCATTGTGAAGACCAACTACTGGGAGTGGGTTCCGACATCACCGGAAGAACCCGCTCTTTTGTTTGACATAGAAACCGACGGACTTCTCGACACAGTGTCCGTTGTTCATTCCAATGTAATCAAAGACATCCAGACCGGACAGGTCTACTCGGCGCACGATCACGAAGGATCAAAGGTATCCATCGAGCAGTCGCTGGAAATCCTTGAGAAGGCTCCGCTGATCGTGGGCCATAACATCATCAAGTACGACATCCCCGCCATCCAGATCGTCTACCCCGGTTGGGAGCCACGAGGCCGTGTAATCGACACGCTGGTTTGTTCTCGCCTGATCTGGCCTGACCTCAAAGACAGCGACTTCCGTCTCGCAAGGAAGAACAAACTCTTCCCGAAAAAGCTGGTAGGCAGTCACTCGCTTGAGGCATGGGGCTACCGCCTTGGCAACTTCAAGGACGACTTCGGCAAGACCACTGACTGGAAGAACTGGTCCCCTGAGATGCAGGAATACTGCGAACAGGACGTGGAGGTCACTGAAGCCTTCTACCGTCACATCCTCAACCAGCGGTACAGCTCTGAAGCCATTGCTCTTGAGCATGAGTTCCAGCGCGTGATCTGGTTACAGGAAGTCAGCGGCTTCCCGTTCGACCTTAAAGCTGCCCACGAGCTTTACGCTGAACTGGCGGCAAAGCGGCAGGAACTCGAAGACGGCCTTCAGGAAGCGTTCCCTCCCAAGGTCATCGAGGAAGAGTTCATCCCCAAGGCCAACAACAGGAAGCGTGGCTACATCAAGGGTGTGCCGATCATCCGGCGCACGGAAGTCCCCTTCAACCCCGGAAGTCGCAAGCAGGTGGCTGAACGCCTGATCGAAAACTTCGGATGGGAACCAGAAGAATACACCGTGACTGGTCAGCCGATTGTTTCGGAAGAAGTCCTGAGCCACCTCGACTATCCCGAAGCCAAGCTGATTGCCGATTACTACCTCGTCCAGAAGCGGCTCGGACAGCTTGCAGAAGGCAAGGCCGCATGGCTCAAGCTGGAGCGCAACGGGCGCATCCACGGCACCGTCATAACCAATGGCGCAGTCACCGGACGATGCACGCACAACAGCCCAAACGTAGCGCAGGTGCCAAGCGTCGGCGTTCCCTATGGCGAACAATGCCGTGCTCTTTTCCACGCACCGAAAGGCTATATCCTCATGGGTTGTGACGCATCCGGCCTCGAACTCCGCTGCCTTGGACATTACATGGCGCGGTATGACGGCGGTGCCTACATCGACGTGATCCTGAACGGCGACATCCACTGGGCCAACACACAGGCTCTTGGCCTTGTCGCTGATGGAGAAGAGCGCGACGAAGAAAACGAGCACCACAACTGGGCGCGAAACAAGGTGGCGAAGCGGTTCATCTACGCCTTCCTCTACGGTGCAGGCGACGAACTCCTCGGCTCTCTCCTTGAGCCTGACGCAACGCCTCAGCGCAAGAAGAAACTGGGAGCCAAGCTCCGCAAGACCTTCCTGTCAAAGACGCCTGCACTCAAGCGGCTTGTCGAGAACGTGCAGAACACCGCCAAGAAACGCGGCTATCTCCGTGGCCTTGACGGTCGTCGGCTTCGCGTCCGTTCCCTGCACTCTGCCCTGAACACACTGCTTCAGTCGGCAGGTGCGATCATCATGAAGGAAGCGACCGTCTTCCTCGACTGGAAGCTGACTCGCGATCCTCACCAATTTGAGGCTGGCTACATGAAGGACTTCTGGAACGCAGCTCACGTCCACGACGAATACCAGATCATCTGCCGTGAAGAGATCGGGGACACCGTGGGCATGGCTGGCGTTCAGGCCATACGTGACGCTGGCACTCACTTGGGGTTCAGGTGTCCGCTGGACGGAGAATACAAGCTCGGTCGTAACTGGGCAGAAACACACTAGATTCAATTAGGTTGCACTAACAACCGGAACAAACCTGAAGGCTGGTTGAGGAGACGATCCTCACCAGCCTTTCTTCATTTCAAACATCTCATACACAAAGGAGAACTAAAGATGACCAAAGAAACCCTCATCCCTGTCCGTCATGAAGAAGTCGCTGTATGCGGTGAATACGTCCTTGCCGCTGTCACCGAGGATGGCAAGGCGTACTTCTCGCCGCGCCATGTGTGTGATGCGCTCGGTATCACTTGGTCGCGTCAGCGTAAGAAAATCATGGAGGATGACGTGCTTTCGTCAGTTGTGGCCGAAATGGCCACGACTGCCCGTGATGGTAAGAACTATAAAACTTCCATGCTCCCCATCGAGTTCGCCAATGGCTGGCTGTTCACAATCAAGAAAGTTCGCCCTGAACTCCAAGCCAAGCTGAACCTGTTTCGCGCTGAAGCGTTTCTCGCGCTCGACGCATGGTTCCGTCAGGGACTGCGTAAGGACACAGAGGTGCAGACCAAATTCAAAATACCTCAGTCCCTTGCAGAGGCTCTTGAGTTTGCGGCAGAGCAAGTACGTAAGAGTGAACGTCTCGCCGCTGCGAACAAGGCGCTGGCTCCCAAGGCCGCAGTCTATGAGAAGGCGTTCGCTGACCGCTGCATCACCATCGCACGGTTCGCCCGTACCCTTCGTGGCGTGAACTCCATGAAGGTGAAGGAAGACCTCATGAACGCTGGCTACCTGTACCGCCGTCACAGCGGTGCTCCGTACAAGGTTCGCAGCCAGTACCGTGAGAAGCTCTTCGCTGAGAAGGTCTACGGAGAGCGCGGCTATGTCGAGATCATCGTCCTCGATAAGGGCAAGCAGAAGATTGTCGAACTCTATCGTGCTGGCAAGCTGACCATGAAGCGCGGCTACGAGAACGCTTACAAGGGAGCTGCGTAATGAAGAACTGTGGAGACATCATCGTCCGCAAGCTCACCAGCGAATCCCTCCTGCGCCGTGCCAACGAGTTCACCTCTGGTCACGAGAGCACGATGAGCCTTGAGCTTGCCTACCGTCTGGCACACTCCCCGATCAGGACGCAACTTTTCTGGATCGAGATGCACGGCATCCCGACCTTCGCGTCCGTTCATAACGTGCGTCACAAGACGTGGATGGAGCACTGGGTGAAGACCAATCGCGAAGACCTTGGCGGTGACGGCAAGGCCGACCGCTGGACGCCAGTGAACCACGCGGTCCTGTGCAATGCAGAGAGCCTCATCAACTGGTCCCGCAAGCGTCTGTGTTTCCGCGCTCATGAAGAAACCCGCAAGATCATGGAGGACATCCGCAAGTGTCTCCTCCTCGGCGTCGATCCAGCACTGGCAGCACGGCTTGTGCCTGAGTGCGTCTACCGTGGCGGCTATTGCTACGAAGGGCGCGGCACGTGCGGACGCGTGACGCAGATGTGGGAGAAGTACAACGGCGATGAGTACGTCGCCAAAGCGCACAAGCGCAAAAGAGGTACTGACAAATGAAACGCACCATCCTCATAGATGGTGACATTATCGCCTACCAGATCGCCGCCTCGGAACAGAAAGCTGTCCACTGGGGCGGCGATTTCTGGTCTGTGTGGGCCGATGCTGGTCCAGCGAAAGTCGCCGTCGAAGACCGTATCGAAAGCCTCAAGGAAACCCTTGAAGCCGATGAAGCAATAGTCGCGATCTCCGATCCCGATGAGAACTTCAGGAAGGACATCTTCCACAAGTACAAATCCAACCGCGACGACAAGGCAAAGCCGTTCCTTCTGCCTGTCCTCAAGGAATGGATGCTCGAAGAGTTCAAGTCCTTCATGCGTCCGAAGCTGGAAGCGGATGACGTGCTCGGCATCCTCGCCACCTCAAAGAATATCGTGAAGGGCGAGAAGATCATCGTGTCGATGGACAAGGATTTGGACACCGTTCCCGGCCTCCACTTCAACTTCGGCAAGCCTGAGTTCGGCATCTACCTTGTTTCCGAAGAAGAGGCTGCACTCAAGCACATGACGCAGACTCTCACCGGAGACACCACTGACGGCTATCCGGGGTGTCCGGGGATCGGTCCTGTTAAGGCTGAACGTCTGCTCGACGGCCTTACCTCCTACAAGGAGATGTGGCCTGTCGTAGTGGAAGCGTTTGAGAAAGCGAAGCTGTCCGAGGAAGAGGCATTGGTACAGGCGCAGATCGCCCGTATCTGCCACGCTTCCGACTACAACTTCAAAAAGAAGGAGGTCAAACCGTGGCATCCCCCGAAGTAGGCGACAAGCTCAAGAAGGACTTCGGCAAACCTCGTTTCGATCTCATCCCTGCCGAAGCCATGCACGGCCTCGCTTCCCTGTATGAACGCGGCGCACGTAAATACGCCGACCGTGGATGGGAAGAAGGCATGGATTTCCACCGCCTCTTCTCCGCGATGGAACGCCACGCATGGAAGTGGTTCATGGGAGACGACTATGACGAGGTGGACGGGCAGCACCACCTGCTCTCTGTCGCATGGTGCGCCATCGCTCTTTACACATACCAGTGTCGTGGAATGGAACAGTTCGACGACCGTCCCAAGAACTCAACCCTCGCACATTGTGAGGCTTTCTGGAGCAAGAACTAATGGCAAGCATTCATATTCTCCCCAACCAGTCTGCATTCGACACCTACCAGAAACTGGCGGCTGGCACTGCGATCTATCCTGAAGAAACCGCGCTGGCCTATCTGACTACCGGACTGTCGGGTGAAGCTGGTGAAGTCTGCGGCAAGATCGGCAAAGTCTTCCGTGGCGACAAGGCACCTGTTTCCAAGGATGAAGTCTGCAAGGAACTCGGTGATGTTCTGTGGTTCCTCTCCGAACTTGCCCGTTTCCACGGCCTGTCCCTTGGTGAAGTGGCAGAGAAGAACCTCATGAAGCTCTACGACCGCAAGGACCGTGGCGTCCTGCGCGGGAACGGAGACAACCGTTAGGAGGGAGTGCCATGTGCTACTCAGGCATGTGTCCATACGAGCGTGGCGCACTTGGCACCTGCCGTGGTCCACGCGACTACAACCAGCCGGACGCGCCGTGCAATCCCTTGTACGATGACTACGATCCGGTGGCTGACGAGGAGGTGAACAGCGACGATGCTGAAGCCGATGCTGTGTAAGGACGATCTCCCGAAGTTCGTCAAACACGTCGGCAGTCTCAAGAACTCCTACTGGTCAATCAAGAAAGACGGTGTTCGTTGCATCGCTGATCCCATTGACCGTACCTACACCAGCCGTAACGGAAAACTCTTCCCGAACTTCCACGTCTTCAACGACGACCTCACGACACTCGCTGAATATATCAGCCAGAAATACGACATAGTACCCTGCTTCGACGGAGAAGTCGTTTCCAAGGTGAGTGGCTTCCAGAAGCTCATGACACAGGTACGTCGCCTCAAAGAAGTTGATCCTTCGATCTTCCGCTTTGAGGTCTTCGACATCGCTGTTGAAGGACTTCCTTTCCATGAGCGGTACTCCATCCTGTGTGATGCGTTCCGTGCTGTCGGTAGCAAGTTGGAAAAAACCTCGCTGCTCGTCCACCACGAGTCTCACTTCGAGACGGAACAGGAAGTCATCGAGCACGTCGAGTGGCTTGTCGAAGTGTGCGGTGAGGAAGGCATTGTCCTGAAAAGTCGGGATGGCCTCTACGAAGGCAAGAACTCCATTGAATGGTGCAAGGTCAAAAAGTTCGAGACTGTCGATCTGAACGTGACTGGAGTGCAGCCCGGAACAGGCAAGCACAAGGGGCGCATGGGTGCGCTCCTCTGCGACTACGAAGGGCATGAAGTAAAGGTGGGAACAGGATTCTCCGATGTTGAACGCGAGGAGTTCATGGAGCGTCCACCTGCCATGATTGAAGTGAAATTCCAAGAAAAGACGAAGGCCGGGAGCTTGAGGTTCCCGGCTTTTATTCGTGTACGGGAGGACAAATAATGAAAACCCTGAAGCGTCTGTTCTACAAACTCATCCGCAAAAATGACTGCCGCACCTGTGCAAAGGGACGGCCTGATCCTTACTACGCCAACCACTACATCTGCATCCCTGCCAATCGACTGAAGGGAGACATGGCAGATGTACGTGCGTACTGCGGCAGTTGGGAGGTGCGTTAGTGCTGTACCTCCATGCCTCTTACGACCAAGAGTTCTGCGATCTCTGGCATTACTTGCGTTCCAGGTACCCTGCGGAGTTGTTCAACATCGACGGCGTAGGTGAGCAACTGGACATCCACCATATGAGCAAGGAGTTCTTCAACTCCGAAACCACTGTTGCCGATCACTCCGTGGATGCGAACGCCAACGTCTGCGGCAAGGATGTCATTACCTACACGTTCGAGGTTCCCAAGCCGCAGATGAAGCTGAACAGCTACTTCAACCTGTGGAAGACCATCAAGAAACTGTATGGTCTTGAAAAAGCGAACGCAATCATTGAGATGCAGCTCATCGGTGACATCTACATCAACGACGTATGGGACATCGGTCGCCCGTACTGCTTCAACTACTCGACTTACGACATCGCCCTTGAGGGCTTGAAGATGAGCAACCGACTGGACGTGTCCCGTCCCAAGTCGCTGCACTCCTTCATCCGTCAGGTCGAACAGTTCACGGTGTATGCGGCGAACTCGACGCTCGGAGCAACGGGACTGGCAGACCTCCTGTTAGTGGCGTCCTACTACGTGGACAAGATGGCGCAGGAGGACGGCTCGTTTGCGGACCACCACTTCAAGTTCGCAGATCAGGAAGCAGCGTGGACCTATGTCCGGGAACAGCTCACCTCACTGATCTACACGCTGAACTGGGAGTTCCGTGGCAACCAGTCACCTTTCACCAACGTCAGTGTATACGACAGGAAGTTTCTTGAGGAACTTTCCCCGGCTTACATGATCGACGGTGAAACGCCTAAGATCGAGACTATCGTCAATGTGCAGAAGCTCTTCCTCGACTGCATGAACGCAACCCTTCGCAGGACGCCTATCACCTTTCCTGTGGTGACGGCTTGCTTTGCAGTCGACGATAAGAAGAACATTCAGGACGCCGAGTTCCTCGACATGATCGCGGAGAAGAATCTGGAATACGGATTCATCAACATCTATTGCGGGAAGTCGAGCACATTGTCCTCGTGCTGCCGCCTCCGTTCCGACATGGAAGGACTCGGCTACTCGAACACCTTCGGTGCAGGAGCGACCAAGATCGGCAGTCTCGGCGTCGTGACGTTGAACCTGCCTCGGATCGCCGTTCTTTCCGGTAGTGATGAAGAACGTTTCATGGCGTACCTCGAAAACCTCGTCAAGACAGCGGCTACCGTAAATAACGCCAAGCGTGAGTTCATCCGGGACCGTATCAAGCGTGGTTCCCTGCCACTGTATTCGCTCGGCCTCATGGACCTCAAGCGGCAGTATTCCACCTGTGGGATCACTGGCCTGAACGAAGCGTGTGAACTCATGGGCCACGACATCCTGACCGAGGACGGGCAGGCGTTTGTACTGCGTTGTCTCAAGACGGTGAACGCCACCAACGACGCCATGCAGAATGCCTACGGTGCGCCTCACAACGTGGAACAGGTTCCGGCTGAGAACTCCTCAGTGAAGATCGCCAAAAAGGACAGTCTCCTCGGATATGAGACTGGTCATCCGTACTACTCGAACCAGTTCATCCCGCTCATTACCGAAGCGGACCTTCTGGATCGCGTGGCTCTTCAGGGACTGTTCGACGAACACTTCAGTGGTGGCGCAATCATGCACGTCAATGTGGCTGAAAGGATCACCGACAAGGAGCGTGTGAAAGAGCTGATTCGCTACTGCGCGTCCAAAGGCGTTGTCTATTGGGCGATCAACTACACGATCCAGCGGTGCTCTCTCGGTCATGTGACGGTTGGAAGTGACAGCTTCTGTATGGTCTGCGGACAGCCTGTCGAGGAAGAGTTCACCCGTGTGGTCGGCTTCCTCACGAACACCAAGAACTGGAACGTCGTCCGCAGGAAACATGACTGGCCTCACCGTCAGTTCTACAAGGAGGTATGATTGAACATCCTCACGACGGAATACAGCCTCAAACACAAGGCGTTGGAGGTGTATCTCGCAGGATGTCGGACACACTGTCCCGGCTGCCACAACCCTGAGAGTTGGGACTTTAAACAAGGAAAAGACTGGAAGATGAGACTCCCGTCGCTTGAGAAAAAGCTGCGGGAGTCTCTCGTTCAGTGCGTCTGGATTCTTGGTGGTGAACCTCTGGATCAGGAACATGAAGAGCTTCGTTCCTTCCTGACTTGGCTGCGCAACTTCGGCAAAGATGTGTGGCTGTTTACCAGCCGGGAACTGGATGAAATTCCTCACGACATCACTACGCTCTGCGCTTTCATCAAAACTGGCAAGTACGTGGAAGAACTCCGTTCCGACATGCATTTCAAACACGGAGTGAAGTTGTCCACAACCAACCAGAATGTCTGGAAAATCAATTAGGTTGCACTAACAAGCGGAAGGAACGCTCGATGAACGACATCAAGCTCCCTTATCTGGAGAGTGATCTGGTCCAAGCACTGGATAAACTCTTCCCTGAGAAATGTCCTGATCCTCGAATGAGTGAAAGGGACATCTGGATTTACGTCGGCAAACGTCAACTCGTGCAGTTCATCAAGGAGCAGCATGAGCGTCAGCAAGAAAACATTCTAGGAGGTAACTGACCTATGTGTTCGTCCAAACCGAAAGTACCTGACCCGCCTAAAATTCCTGAACCCGCTCCGACGCCGCCGCCTCCCGAAGAGTCTGCGACTGCTCCTGTCACACAGGAAGGTGTGAAGCGAACCGGCGCACAGAAGCGGCAGGAAGCAAAGAAGCGCGGTACGCAGGCACTGCGTATCGACATCAACATGGCACAGCCCGGTGGCAAAGGACTGAACATTCCGAGAGGTTAGCCTATGTCTACGAAAGACGTAGGTACCGCCGAATCCCGGTATCGTGTTCTTGAATCTGAGCGCGAACCTTTTCTGAAGAGGGCAAGGGAGTGTGCGAAGCTCACGCTCCCAAGCCTCCTCCCTCCCGAAGGACATACGTCCCAGTCAAAGATCGTCACCCCTTTTCAGGGGATCGGCGCAGAAGGCGCGAACAACCTCGCGTCAAAGCTGCTCATCACACTGCTCCCTCCCAACGAGCCATTCTTCAGGCTGAAGATCGAGGACATGCTCCTTGAAGAACAGCAGGATGAAGAATGGAAGACAGATGTTGAGAAGGCATTGGGCAAGGTCGAGCGGACCGTGATGGCTGACATTGAATGCTCATCTGACCGTGTTGCAGTCTTTGAGTCTCTCAAACACCTGATCGTCGCTGGAAACGTCCTTCTGTACGACGGAATGGACGGTATTCGCGTCTTCCACCTTGACCGCTTCGTGTGCCGACGTGACCCGATGGGGAACCCCATTGAACTTGTGGTCATGGAAAACGTGGCACCGGACGCGCTGCCCAAGGATTTCTACAAGAAGATCAAGTCCAAGCTCAAAGACAGGGAAAATCAGAAAGGCGGTTCCAAACACATTGAACTGTTCACGCACGTCAAACGTGAGCATGACCGCTGGACCATCTACCAAGAGTGCATGGGAAGGAAGATCCCCGGTACTTTTGGCACCTACCCGCTCGACGCGTGTCCGTGGATTCCTCTCCGTCTCAACAGGATCGAGGGCGAAGACTACGGACGTTCCTACGTTGAGGAGCATTTAGGCGACCTCAAGTCCCTCGAAGCTCTCATGCAGGCTATCGTCGAAGGTTCTGCCGTGGCTGCGAAAGTTCTTCTCCTCGTGAATCCCAACGGAACCACAAGGGCGAAGACCATCGCATCCGCTCCCAACGGCGCAGTCAGAGAAGGTGTCGCCGAAGACGTGACTGTTCTTCAGATGAACAAGTTCGCAGACTTCCGTGTAGCTCTTCAGACCGTTCAGATGATCACGGAAAGACTGTCCCGCGCATTCCTGCTCATGCAGGGCGTACAGCGTGACGCCGAACGTGTCACCGCAGAAGAGGTACGCATCACAGCTCAAGAACTCGAAACCCGCCTTGGCGGTATCTATTCCATACTCACACAGGAGTTCCAGCTTCCGTATGTGAACAGGAAGATGAACAAACTCCAGAAGCAAGGGAAGCTCCCGCCGCTCCCGAAGGATGTGGTCAAGCCTTCCATCGTCACTGGCCTTGAAGCTCTTGGAAGAGGCCATGACAGGAACAAGCTCGTCAACTTCCTCGGAACCCTCGGCAAGGTGCTTGGTCCCGCAGTGCTTCAAACATACGTCCATGTCGATGATGCCATCTCCCGTCTGGCAACCGCTGACGGCATCGACACTGATGGTCTCATCAAATCCAAAGAACAAATCGCAGAAGCGCAGCAAGCGGCTCAGATGCAGAGTCTCATTCAGCAGCTTGGCCCTGAAGCAATGCGCATGATTGGAAAACAGCAAGGAGCAAGTCCGAATGGCTAAGAAGAAAGAAACCGAAGCCCCTGAAAAGGCAGTTCGTTCCAACCCCGCCGACAAGACCCCCGGCGAATCTAAGCCCATCAAGACCGAACTCCCCAGCGGCACTGTCCGCATCGACAACTAAGTAAAGAAGTGAGGTTCCAATGTCTGAACTGAATGGAATGTCCGTTGAGCCTGAGCTGACTGGCCCTGACGCGCCGGAACAGGCTCCTGAAAATACAGGCGGTGCTGGTGAGGAAACCCTCCTCGCTGGCAAGTTCAAGTCTACCGAAGAGCTGGAGAGAGCCTATCAGGAACTCCAGAAGAAGATGGGTGAACAGGGCGGTGGCGGTGGCAGCGAGAAAGCCGACGGCGAAGTGACCACCAAGGACGCGGAAGGAGCTTCTCACGACGAAGCAACGGAAGTCCTCAAGGTTGCTGGCCTTGATATGGCTGACTTCACCACTGAATACGAGAAAGATGGCAAGCTCTCCGACGCCAGCTACAAGCGTCTGGAAGAAGCTGGCTTCCCTCGCGCTGTCGTTGACACCTACATCGATGGCATGACCGCCAAGCAGAAAGCTGCGGAAGCGGATGCCGTACTCACCGAAAAAGCCATTACTGAAATCAAAGGCTTCGCAGGTGGCGAAGATGCCTACACGCAGATGGTTCAGTGGGCAGGGCAGAATCTCACCGAGAAAGAGATCGCTGCCTACGATGCCGTCATGAACAGCGGCGACGTTGAACAGATCAAGCTGGCTGTGGCTGGTTTGAAGATGCGCTACGTCGGTGCGATGGGGATGGAACCCAACCTTGTCGGAGGACGTGCCAGCGGCTCTAACGCAGGTGACGTGTTCCGCTCCTCGCATGAAGTCATGACCGCGATGCGTGATCCTCGCTACGGACGCGATGCGGCATACACCCGCGAAATCGAAGACAAGCTGGTGCGTTCCGACGTGTTCCAGCCTGTGCGAGGCTAGCATGGGTGGCCTCATCGCCGCAGGGATCAGCCTTGTCACCTCTGTCGTCAAAGGCTGGTCCGAACGTCGCAGAGTAAAGGCTGAGACAAAGATGCGGATTGAAGAGGCACGAGCGAACGCAGAGATCGCACGGCTCCAGCGGATGGCTGAAGCTGAGATCGACTGGGACACTGAGGCGATGCGGCAGCGTCGCTACACCTACGTCGATGAAGCATGGACCTGTGCGACCCTGTTTCTCCTCGCTGGCTGCTTCATCCCTGAACTTCAACCCTACATGGAGAAAGGCTTTGAGGCTTTGAAGAAAGCTCCGTGGTGGGTTGAGCTGGCTGTCGTAGGCCAGATCGTTGCGGCTTTTGGACTTCGCTGGCTTTTCAAGGAGTTCATCAACCGCTTCAAAAAGTAAAAGCGTTGTCATTGTATTCCTCCTTTGTGCCGTGAAGGACGGGCAGGTTTGCCGTAAGTCCCGTCCCTCACATCTCCTTCCAGTTGAATTCACATGCAGTGCGCCTTTTTAGGCGGCTTCTCCAAAGCAGACATAGCGTCAGTACGGATGGCCCGGTGCGCCGGACAACCAGACCCTGAACACGCTGCGTTGAGCACGGAGATTGGAACATCAACCAAGCGAAATTCAACACTAAAGGAGAACTGAAAATGGCTGTGAACGATGCAATCCGTTCCAACCCCGGCTGGATCAACGCTCAGACCGACGGCTCTTGGGAGCAGGAGAACGCTGGTTTTCTCAAGGTCTTCACTGGCGAAGTCATGACCGCCTTCGAGGAAACCAACGTAATGAAGGAACTCCATCTGGAGCGTACCATCACCAGCGGTAAGTCCGCGTCCTTCCCTGCAACTTGGAAGGCTAACGCCCGTTACCACGTCCCCGGCACTCCCATCCTCGGCTCCAACCAGATCAAACACAACGAGCGCATCATCAAGATCGACGATCTCCTGATCGCTGACGTGTTCATTTACGATCTGGATGAAGCGAAGAACCATTACGATGTCCGCCAGATTTATTCCAAGGAACTCGGCAATGCGCTGGCTCGTGAATACGACCAGAAGACCATGCGGGTTGCTTGTCTGGCTGCTCGTGCTTCGGCAACCGTTGAGGGAGCACATGGCGGTTCCGTCCTCAAGAACGCCAACTTTGCTACTGACGGCAAGGTTCTGGCTGGCGGTATCTTCAACGCTGCTCAGGTGTTCGACGAAAAGGACATCCCTGACAACGAGCGCGTCGTCGTGGTAAGCCCTGCGCAGTATTACCTTCTGGCGCAGACCACCGACCTCATCAACAAGGACTGGGGCGGTGCTGGTGTGTATGCGGAAGGTAAGATTCTGAAAGTTGCCAACATCCGTATCGTTAAGTCCAACAACGTTCCCAACGCGGTCGTTGCTGCCAAGGCTGGCGAGAACAACGAATACGGTGGCGACTTCAGCAACACTGTTGCCATCGCCTTCCACAAGACCGCTATCGGTACCGTCAAGCTCCGCGATCTGGCAATCCAGAAGACCGGAAACGACTTCAACGTCATGTATCAGGGCCACCTGATCGTGGCAAAGTACGCGATGGGCCACGGCATTCTTCGCCCTGAGTGCTCCATCGAACTGTCCAAGGCTGCGGCCTAAGAACTCTAGGGAAGCTCCTGTAAAGCAGCGGGAGCTTCCCTTTTTTATCCTTTGAAGGAGGCAAGTATGGAC